GCCAAGAAGACCGCGGAGTTTCTGCGCCATGATCTGGAACGTCAAATCTTCATACCGCAAAGTTGCGGCAAAAGAAACCAAAGCCCGCCAACGGCGCATAGGCACAGTGAAAAAATGGTCGTTGTCAGTGCGTGCGAATGAAGAGCGCAATGTGGGCAATAAGAGGAAAGGTTCACCAAGACACCATGAAGTGGGTGTGGCTTCTTGGAAACCGGGAGAGACGTTGACCTCGAGAAGAAAGCATGAACCGACGTGAGAAAGCTCCTCAACCTGAACATGATACCCGGGCAAAATTGCACGGGGCATCAGCCATGTGAGAAGTTTCGACATGTCATGGGCGTAACCAGCAGAAAGACCACCGCCAAAAGTGACCTGCACATGACCATCGATAACTTGATAATGCATGTCCAGACAGTCATCGTAGTACTCATCAAGACGTCGATCCAACAAAGGGATTGGCAAATGCATTGCGACGTATGCGGTATGGGAACCGCGCGAAGCCATGGCGGAGACAAAATCAGAGAAGGCTATGTCATGCGTAGAGAACATCGCAACGAACACAGGCACCTTGTCAAAACCATGACGGCAATCCTCCAGCTTGGACGGGCAACGAACAACGTTCGCGAAATCGCGGACGACCTGTGATGGGGAAAGATCATGTCGAAAATAGTCACGACCGGAGAGAATGGGCGCAACGTTGTGAACGACATCATTGATACGTGAGACCTGGACGGGAGACAGACCGACACCGAAAACGGGTGCACAATCGCGAGCCAACTTTGCTGAAATAAGTGCATGCATCGCAAAGCGTGCCGAAGCAGCAGCGCCATGCGGATGAGTGAAGCGTGCGCGAGTGACGGCCAAAGCAGGGAAGGCTTCACCAAATTGTCGGAAAACAGATTCAGAGACATTGCTCGGCAGGTGCAAGTAAGGAGCGTCTTCAAAATTGAGGTTGCGTTCCGCAATTGCCACGGCAGAATTGGCGATGGCACCGTTAACGCGCCCTTGCTCTTCAACGCGCAAAAGTTTCTGCGCCGTAATGTGCCAAGATGTCAAACCAATGCGGTCACGACCGCGCGGAACCATCGGTGCGTTAAGCGCAACACGCAGAGCAGCATCTTCGAAAACCACATCGTCAATGTGATCAATGACTTTAGGAGATGCAACGTACTTGGTGCGGTTGTCATGCCGATCATCGTGGTGCTGATTCAGCACAAAGAAGATGCGAAGCAATGAATGCGCCCAAAGAGCACCACTCGCGATGTGCGCGGCAATATTGCCGAGTTCAAACGCCAAGCCCGTTGCCTGGTTTGCCAACGACGGCAGCACACGTGACAAGTATTCGAAGACCGACGCAAGTTCCGGGTGAAAGGGCAACCAATCTGGCAATAAGGAGAAATCAATCGACCAAGGTGGGTGCGAAACGTCAACAGGCGGTAAACCAATTGGGAGCGGGTCGAGTGACAAAGCGTGGACGGGTCGTTCAGGTATTTCAGCCGCAACGTGCCTGACGAGAGCGGCTGCGCCTGCACGCAAACCTTCAGCCGATAGGGCAAGTGCACCTATGGGGTCCGCAGCGATGCTTGTGATATAAGCGCGTTCAGATTCATGGCCAACTAGGAAGATTTGACCGGGTTCACATTCACGCAACGTCTTGACGAAATCGTCAAGACCAGTGAACGGGCAAGAATCACGTGCGTGCTCCGGAAGACCTTTCTGGAAACAGGGGCAATCGGATCGAGTTTTCCGGGAACACGCGACAACGTGGAAGTCAAGATCCGCCTGGCGTGACCAGAATACCAAATAGTCAGACAGAGATTCGTCGCACATATTGACGAAATAGACAATGCGTTCGACGAGTTCAGTAGTAGTCATCTCCCAATCAGACGGCTCCTTTATCGTCGGCAAAGCCTTCCAGCAGTCACCGGGTCCACCGACGCGACGCGCAGGTGGGGCATTGATCGTGACACCATTAGCACGGATAATCTCATTGAAAAGCACGTCGAAATCGACAGCTTTGATATCCGGGTA